TGGAGGTCCCCAGTGCCACCTGAAACCGACATCGACACCCTCCACGCGCTACACCGTTGCTCGACACCTGAGCGCTGGGCGGCCTTCATGGCACTCGCCGGCTACCTCGTGAAGCACCCTGAGCAGCGGCTTGGGCAGGCCGTGGTCAACAAACTACACGACCGCGCTCACCCGTCGCGCATGTTCTACGTGAGCGATGACGAGGCCCGCGCGCTGCTCAGTGGCGAGGAGTGGACAGCACAAAGAGGACCCGAGCGATGACCACTGACGACCCGTGCTCCGGCGCTGGCCGCTGCCACGGCCCAGTCTCATGGTGCCCTGACTGCGATGTCACACGGCATGGCCCGTGTGATGTCAGGGCCCGCGGCGAGCGCTGTGATTCCCACCCGTCCGCGGCGAGTCTGGAGCCTTTGCTTGCGCAGGCTGAGCACGAGGCTCTGTGTGCTGACGAGGACGCTGGACGAGCCGAGCACGAGGCACGCAAAGCGGAGGCCATTGCGGCCAAGCTGCGTGACACCGCGAAGGCACGGTGGGCCACGCTTGCGGCGCGTCAAGCGGAAGTCGAGGAGCTGAGACGCTCACTCGATGCGGCACGGGCGGACGATGCGCGAAGGTTCGTGGAGCGCCTCGAACAGGCGAGTGCGGTGGTGAAGACGTGGCCGCTGTGGAAGCAGGAAGTGCTCGGCTAGCACTCGCAAGCCCTAGGGGTGCGTCCTGCCCCCGTTGCCAAGCCTCGCTCCCCCACGCAGTACACACCTGAGTTTCTTGCTCAGGTGCGGGGGGTCCACGAGGCGCGCCTAGCCCTCTGTCGCCGTGACATCAACACATTTACTGAGTACGTACTCAAGGACGAGATTACGGGTGAGTCGGTCAAGCAAGCCCCGATTCACCTTCGTATTCAGTACCTCGCGGGCAAGCACAAGCGCCTAGGACTGCTCGCCATGCCCGGCTGCGGCAAGTCGCAGGCGATGATCGCTCGCATTTTGTGGTGCCTCGGGAACAACCCGAAGGGGCGCTACGCGATCGTTGCGCAGTCGGCCACCAAGGCGAAGGCAATACTACAGACCATCAAGAAGTACATCGAGTCAAGCAAGGAACTCCATGAGGTGTTCCCCAAGCTTCTCCCCGGTGAACCATGGACTGATAGCCGCCTCGTGGTCGCGCGAGAGGGCTACATCAAAGATCCCAGCGTTGTCGCCTACGGTGTCAACGGTGACATCACTGGTACTCGTGTGGATGGCCTGGTCATCGATGACATCCTGACCGAAAAGAACACGCGCACGAAGGCCATGCGGGAGAAGATGTACACCTTCGTCTTCCGTACCCTGTGGGATCGCGTCGAGAAGCCCGATGGGTGGATTGTCTTCATGGGGAACGCTTGGCACCCTGACGACCTACTCCACAGGCTCGAGCGCGGCACTCACAACACGGACGCCAAGCGCGATGAGAGCGAGATGGCGTGGCACGTCGAGCGCATCCGAGTCCTCACCCCTGAGGGTGAGCCAACGTGGCCCGAGCGCTTCCCCCTGCACGTCATCGAGGGCATGCGTGACGAGTTCGGGCCCCTGGAGTTCGCCCGCAAGTACCTCTGTGAGGCTCGCTCTGACGAGGACGCGAGGTTCAAGCGCGTCTACATCGACGGAGCGTGTAAGTTGGGCGAACGTCTCCAGACGATCACGGAGCTCGCTCACCTCCACCTGCCACGGGATTGGGGCATCGACGCCTTTGACCTGAGGGAAGCCATCGAGGAGCGCCTGACCTACGGTACGTGGTCGCTGCCTCTCACCCTCGTGTTCGGGGTTGACCTTGCGTCCAGCGAAAGCGACACCGCGGATGAGACGGTCCTATTTGGGGCACTGGCAAACCGTGTCACTGGACAGCGCTTGCTGTTGCAGGTCACGGGTGGACACACGGACTTCGACGGGACCTGCAAGCGCATCATCCACGCGCACAACAACTTCAGGCCAGACCTCATCCTCGTGGAGAGCAACGGGGCTCAGCTCTACATCAAGCAGCACTTGACCAAGGCGCCTGAGGGGCTCAACCTGCGCGCGTTCTACACAGGAAAGAACAAGTGGGATTCCACGATGGGCGTTGAGGCCCTGTCCGGCGCCCTAGCCATGGGGCGCTGGGTCTTCCCTGTGCCGACGGGGACCATGGAGGGAGCCGCCTACGATAACGATGTCGCCAAGCTGATCGAGGAGGCCCTGTACTTCACCCCGAACAAGGCCAAGCATACAGGGGACCGCCTCATGGCGTGGTGGCTTGCTGAGATGGGCTTGCGGTCCCTCATGAGTGCGGGGGCGGGAGTCAAGGCGATCAGTCTGAACCCCGAGCGCACCGCACTCGACAAGGCCCGCGCTATCGCCATTGCCAACGGCGAGACCCCGATCGACTGGGCAGCCGAGGAGAGGTTGGAGCGCGAGCGTGCCGACAGGTTCCGCACGTACACCAGCCTCAACTCGCGGGCGTTCTAGCCGCAAAATACTCTTTGCGATCGGGGCCCTGTTTGGCAAGAATATTTGCCAGCGCCCCGCTAGTGTAGGCAAGGCAGGTTTGACAGCGGCAGGTCACGCGGGCGCAGCAAGCCTCACGCTGTGCTCCTCCCTGCTCACCTCGAAAATGCGCTAGCCGCCACAAAGGCATTCCTCCAAGGTGCTCACGGCGCCGTCCTCCTCGTGCACAGCGAGACAGGGGAGTGGCATGTCAGTGCCGCCTCATTCGCGCAGACCACGGACAAAGCCGCCACCCTCGCGGAGATGCGCACCTTGCTCGGCGGTGCCCCCGTTGCGGCGAGTGAGTGGCAGAAGTCCGTTATCGCGGAGGCCACCCGATGAGCGCCGCGTACCCCGTTGTTGACCTGCCCGCCCTCGCGGCGGAGTTCATGGCCCTCGCTGACGTTGTGGCCCCGATGACTGCTGAGCGCTTGGCTGTTGCTCGTGCGGGTATCGCCGGAGCCATCAAGCGGCTTGCTGGTCTCGATCGCATCTTCACCCTGATTCAGCAGACCCTTGACGTGGCTGAGCCGGGGTCTGATTTCGACTTCGCGGTCAAGGACCTCCTCGCGGTATCCGGTGACCTGAGCGCGGCGCAGAGTCAGGTGTGTGCCACCGCGGCTCTGCTTGTACGCACCAATATCTCCCTGACTGCCGCCGCTACGATCGAGACGTGCGACGATGCCACGGAGGTCCATTGAAGTACAGCGTGAAACCCTATGAGGTCGCCCGTCGTCGTAAGCGAGCATCACGCGACGCGACTCCGCCAAGCCCGCCCAAGCCCCTGCCTGCCTACACCGTTGAGGCGGGAAGTGACACCGAGGCGCGTAGACTCGTGCGACTGCGCTACGAGCAGCAAGGGCGCACCGTCCGCTCCCTCAACGCTACCGATGAGTTCGCCCTGATCGTCTACGTGGAGACCAAGTAATGGCACAGATTTTCTCGCACACCCTGATCGACGCGCAGTCCGCCAACGGCACCTACGGCTCGATGACGAATCAGGCTCAGCACGTGGCCCGCACCATCTACGTGACCGGCCCCTACACGGGCACAGTGAGCATCGAGGCGAGCCCTGTGATGGACGGTGACGACTGGCATGAGGTCTTCACCACCACCGCTGTTGGCGCCCAGAACTTCGATGTTGACCCGCTCGTGTGTCACCGCCTGCGCGGCAAGCTGGCCTCGATGCTGGGTGGCACCGTGACCGTAAAGATCGTGTCCCGCTACGAGAGCTACTGAGGCCCACCATGGCGAGCACCAAGGCACCCAAGGACCCTACGCCGCCAACGGCGAAGCTCCAGAAAAACCTGTTCTTGGGTACCTCGATCATCCGGCGCACCGCTGGCGTGATTGAGCCCCCGTTCCAGATGTCGAGGCTCGTTCAGTTCCTCGACATGTCACCCTCCATGCGTCCGGCGATCGACGCGTACGCGGTGAACATCGACGGGTTTGGACAGGGGGTTGTCCCCACCATCGACCTTGCCCGCGATGACATCGAGGACGTGGTCCGCAGCGCTATCCGAGTGGAGCGCCGGCTTGAGGCACAGCGCGCCCTGTTGGAGGACGGCAAGGTGGTCAAGGTGACGCCCGCGACCGAGGCCGAAATCAAGACGAGGGTTGCAGAACTAGCCGAGGAGATGGAGGACGAGCGGCAAGCGATCGACGCGTGGCTGCGCAAGGTGGCCGGCGACATGACCTTCACGCACCTGCGCAAGAAGACGCGGGTAGACCTCGAGCTCACTGGCAACGCGTACTGGGAGGTCCGGCGCAACCTCCTCGGGCAGCCGGTCCAAATCACCCATGTCCCCGCTGCCTCGATGCTGGCCACGAGTCAGGGTGACGATGTGGAGGTCAAGGTCAAGATTCACCTGACCCCCATCACGATCGCCGCGGATGACCAGACGCGGCGCTTTCGTCGCTACTTGCAGATGAACGGGAACGCGAAACCCGTGTACTTCAAGGAGCACGGGGACCGCCGCCTGATGTCCGCGCAGTCGGGTACCTACTACGACTCCGAGGCCCTGATGCGCCGTGATGAACCCTTGGCCACCGCGGCCACTGAGATTCGCCACTTCCGCATCCCGACCCCGCAGAGCGAGGTCTACGGCGTCCCGCGCTGGGCCGGCTGTATGGCGGGCCTCATGGGCGCAAGGAACGCGGAGGAGACCAACTGCCTCTACTTCACGAACAAGTCGATCCCCCCGCTTGCTATCCTTGTTAGTGGCGCCACGGTGTCCAAGGAGACCATTGACGAGCTCCGGGACACGATCGCGTCCGATATCCAGGGGGTCAAGAACTTCCACCGGACCCTGATCATTCAGGCCACGTCATCCACCGACGCCCTCTCCGCGGGTACCGCCAAGGTCGAGTTGAAGCCCCTCATGCAGGTGACTGAGGGGCAGTTCATGGTCTACATCGAGAAGAATGCCGCCGCCCTTGTGGGTTCGTTCCGGCTTCCTCAGCTCTACCGTGGCAGTGTTGAGGGGTACAACAAGGCCAACGCTGAGGTCGCGGTGGAGACGACCGAACAGCAGGTGTTCAGGCCGGAGCGCGAAGAGTTCGATGAACTCATCAATCGCTCATTCTTCTACGATCTCGATGTGCGGTACTGGCGATTCAGGTCCTCGGGGCCTCCGCCGGCCAATCTTGAGAAGCGCGCGGAGATTCTCATCAAGGCCGCGACGGCCGGTATCTGCACCTTGAACGAGGCGCGTGAGGTTCTCAGTGCATTCTTCGGGCGTGACTTGGAACGGATTGATTCCTATTGGGCTGACTACGTGGTCCCTGTAGCCTCAGAGGCAGCACGGCTAGAGGTAGAACAAAACTACCTGCCCGAAAGTACGGGCGCGGCCAGCGAAGACTCCACGGGGACCACTACGAATGGAAAACGCAAGCAAGGACAAGGGCGCTCGCGCCGTAAGGCCATTTCGCTCACAGGCTGAGCGCCGGGCAGCGATCGCGGCGGGGAAATCGTCGCGCGTGCCCAAGATTGAGCGCGGTGAGGCGCCCGCCAAGCCCGCGGCGGCACCTGAGGGCACAAAGCCGGGAGGCCCACAGGTTGAACCTGAGACGGCGCTAGTGGTCCGCACGGCCCTCACGCAGGCCCTCAAGGCGAACAAGCGGCTCATGGCTATCACGGGCATCGTGGAGGCCGCCGTCTTGGCTGCCCTCACGCCCCCGCCCGCGATCAAGTTCCCGCCTGCGCCCGCCAAGCAAGGCAAGAAGCCCTCCGAGGAGGTCGCCTTCATGCACTTGTCGGATACCCAGTTGGGCAAGGAGACCGCCTCGTACAACTCCGCTGTTGGCTGCCAGCGCATCCTCGACTTCTTCCACAAGTGCATCCGCCTGACCGAGATTCGCCGCAACGGGGCGACGATCAAGGAGGTCCATCTCGCGCTGGGTGGTGACATGATCGAGGGGGAGTCGATCTTCGGTCATCAACCCCACCTGATCGATCAGTGCGTGTACGACCAAGCGTGCGCCACGGCCCCCACCGTGATCGTGGAAGGCATCCTCCTCCTGCTCGCCAACTTCGAGCGGGTCAAGGTCGTGTGCGTCCCCGGCAACCACGGGCGCTCGGGTGACAAGCACGGGACCAACCACCCGCGGAGCAACTGGGACAACGTCGTGTACTCCACGATTCGCGCCATGCTGCTTGGACCCCCGAGCGCGCCCCGCAAGGACCCCGAACTCAAGCGCCTCGAGATCGAGCTGGCGGACGACTTCTTCGTGGTCGACCGCATCTACGACTGGGGTATCCTCGTGGTCCACGGCGACCAAATCAATGGCGGTGGCGGTGGCTTCCCGCTCGCTGGCACGGTCAAGAAGATGGTGGGTTGGTCCGACGCCCTCGACAAGGCGTGGGACTACATGTACTTCGGTCACTTCCACACCTACCAGTCGGGTACCCTGAATCATCGTCAGTGGTTTTGCAACGGGACCACGGAGTGCGGCAACCTGTTCGCACAAGAGAAGCTCGCAGCGACGGGGCCAGCCTCGCAGCGCTTGCAGTTTTTCTCGCGTGAGCACGGCGTGATCGCGGACATGCAGGTTTACCTGAGTGCGAAGCGGACGCCGCAGAGCAAGCGGTTCGCCGCGTGAGGAGGTACCCATGGTGGCCAAGGTCAAGAAGTGCGCGCGCTACACGAAGGTCGTGGTCCCTCTGTGGGGTCAGGCTGTCCACGTCGTAGAGGCTCCTACGATCGCTGAGGCCACCATGGAGGTGCGTCGCCGCTGGCCAACGCTGGACATCACCACGGCGGAGACAGAGCGCACGGATGGTATCTGTGTTCAGTCGCCAGCGGACGAGCCGATCATCCTCCTCCCAATCGGGGCGAAGGCTGGGTGTGTAGCTCACGAGTGCCTGCACGCCACCACGGCGATGCTCAAGAAGGTGGGCGTGCCGCTGTCCGTGCATGACGACGAAGCGGCGGCGTACACCTTGCAGACGATTGTTGACCTCGTGGTGCCATGGTTGACCACGAGGAAGAGGGCCGCGGTGGGCCCTGTAGTGGCAGGGAAGCCTGAGCCTGCGAAACCTGTGGCGCCCGTGACCGAGTAGCGCCGACAACAGCAGAGAGCGTCCAGAGGGGCGGGCCAAGCCTTCGAGCGTGGCCCGCCCCTCTTCATTTCTAGACCACCTCAAGCGCACTTGCCCCCGCGACATCGGCCGCGTGATCAAGGGCATCACGCGCACCCTCGCTATCTCGTATCAGGAGGACGGCTCCCGCATGACCGCGGCTGAGACCACTCGCCGCTTCGAGATTTGCCTGAGCGCGCTCGAGCTCATGACGATGGACCACGGCTATTCGTTGGGCCGCGGTATCGACTGTTTGCAGCGTGCCCTCCGTGCTCAACTCGATGGTGCACCGTGGACGCCGGAGACTCACCGATCGACGTGGCTGGCCGGCACGAGCGGCGGTGACACGAGCGACCCCCTAGTCTGGACGCCTGAGCGGCAACGCAAGGGTGTGATTTCCCTCTGACCGCCACACAAGGACCCCTATGAAGCTGAGTGACGCATTTACCCTGTTTGAGACCCGCATCGCCAAGTCCGAAGGCGGCGCCCTGACCATGACCCCGGAGGACCTCGTGAAGTACGTGGGGGAGCAGATTGCCCTCGCTGAGACTGAGGGTGACGCGGGCAAGGAGCGCATGGATGCGGTCAAGGCCCTGATCGAGACCTCAAAGACCGCGGAAGCCGCGGGCGCTACCTCGTTTGAGGTCAAGCCCTTCGTCGCCGCGGTCAAGGCGGAGCCCGTGGTTACTGAGGACAAGGACCCAGTGCTCGAGGCGCTTGCTGCCCTCGCCACCACCGTCAAGGGTCTCGCGGACTCCCTGAGCACTGCGGTCAAGCCCGTCACAGTGGATACCACGGTGACCGACGACAAGGTCGGCGAGAGCACTGAGGTCGGCAAGTCTGTTGGTAATGCAGGCACCCCGGACGAGTCGAGTGAGCCCCCGAAGCCGTCGCGCGTCGCGTGGCCCGCGGACCTCAACCTCAAGCGCTGAGCACCGCGCGGCGGTGTGCTGAGATAGCGGGGCGGGCACAGTGTGCTTAGCCCCGCTTCGCTTTGGAGAACTACTGACATGGCTACCACCCTCAAGCAAATGCTCGCGCCGGATGTTGTCGAGGCCCTCACGCTGGCGGTCCCCACCGGCTCGCACGTGCACGCGCTGGACCCCGGCCTGACGAAGACCCTCATTGGGGCGCCGCACAAGCACACGTTCCGTTCTCCCGCGGGTGACCTGATCGTCACGGACCTCAGTGGCCCGCATGCCCACGATCTCTACGTGAACGAGGAAGGTGACGAAGCGTATACCTACGGTGGTGGAGAGCACGTTCACACGATCACGCTTGAGGACGGGAGCGTCATCAAGACCGAGATCGACGGCTGGCATTGTCATGAGTTCAACCTGAAGCCGGAACAGGGGGCAGGTGAAGCCGAGGAAGGTCCTGATGGACAACACCGCCACCGCCTCGTGTTGCCGAATGGTGCCGTAATCATGTCCCTGATGCCCGGAGACGAGCTCTATGAGCTCGCCACGGAGGCAGGGATCGCAGCCCACAGAGCCAACACCAGCAAGGGCTATCCCAGCGCGCCGGACAGCGTTGGTAAGGCCGAAGTTGTCGTCAAGGATGGGGCCGCCACGGTGCGCCTCACCCTTGGTTTCGACGCAAGCGCATTCATCGTTGACCTCGATGTCGCACGGAAGGGCGCCGAGGTTGAGAGCGTGGAGCAGGCCGTGGAGGGGTTCGGTCCTCACGGGTACCGCTACATGCAGCCTATCGTTGGGCAGACCTGCAAGGCCAAGGTTGGCAAGCGTGCGGGTGCCGGCACTGTCGCCACGGTCGATACACTCGCTGTCACGTGGGGCTTGCAGACCGCCGATACCCGCGAGGTGTTCCTCAAGGGTGAGCACTTCTCCGGGACCCTCACGCTGCGCAAGCATGCCACGGGTTGGACCGCCGGCTTCGAGCGCGTGACGACCCCCGCCGTGCTCGTGAAGGGCGCCGCGCTCCCGCCCAAGGGTTACAGCGCACTCCCCTCCGAACTCGCCAAGGCGACCCCGGCCGAGTACGCATACTGGAAATCTGACAACGCGGTCCTCGCACGTCAACAGCGTGACGCCCTCGCGGTGTCCGGCTTCTTTGACGCCTCCTCGCTCGCCCTCGTGGCCGGTGACGTTCGCAAGGTAGAGCATGTGATCACCACGCATCTTTACGAGGCTGGCGGCGAGCGCATGGAGGTCCGCACCTACGCTGATGAAGTGCGCAAGCTGTTCCCTCGTGGGGTCGCTGAGGTGGTCGTGCAGACCGCTGGCCAGCATTGGGAGGACCTCACTGCCCCGGCTGGTGCGATTCGTGTGATCGACGCGGCGACGGTGGAAGAGATCGAGAGCCTGACGAAGTGCGAGGAACCCTACCTGGTCATCGCTCAGGACACCCCGGAGGTCCGGCGCGCGCTGGAGAAGTGCGGGCAGACGTTCGTACTGAGCCACCCCGACGCGGACGGGAAGGTACTGGCGACCTCCTATGACCTCAGCAAGGCCACCAGCGCGGCCGCTGTCACTCTGCTCGCGCTGTGTGAGCCCGCGGTGGAGCCGAGCACGGCCCGCATTGTCAGCACTGGCAAGGCAGCGCCGGAGCCCTCCACTCTGCGCCTGCTCAACAAGGCCGCGAGTGGTGAGACCGCTGACGAGCGCTTCGTGCTCGGGGTCGTGCTGGAGCCCCTGACTGTCGAGGACGCCGACGCACAGGGCGATATCTACGATGCCCCCACCATCAAGAAGGCCGCGCACCTATACATGGAGCGCTACCAGAATGTGGGCTTGCAACACAAGGAGATGGTCAGTGACCGCGTCATCCTCGTGGAGTCCTACATCGCTCCGGTCACCATGAATCTCGGCGGTACCGTCATCAAGGCGGGTTCGTGGATGATGGGTCTGCGGGTTGAGGATGATGAGATGTGGGCTGCGGTGAAGAGTGGCGCAATCACTGGACTCTCCATCGGGGGCTGGGCTACGCGCACTCCTGTTGAGGAATCGCCGGCCGACACTCAGGGCGCCGCTTGACGCGGGAGATGTGGACTCATGAACATCGAAGATACTGACATCATGAAGGCTGACAAGCGGCGCAAAGAGGTGTTTCGCCTCACTGACATGACGGTCAAGGAGGTCTCGATCGTGGACCGTCCGGCCAACCTGCGCCCGTTTGCGCTGATCAAGGCGGAGGGCTCTCAGGGCCCCGAGCTCGAGCCGGACGGCATGGGTGGCTTTCGTGTCAAGGCCGTGAAGGCTGAGCCGACCCCCGAGCCCGTTGTGGTGGAGCCCGTCGCCGCGGCTGAGGTGGTCAAGGAGACCCCTCGCGCTGAGGTTGACGACGCCCTGATCACCGCTGCGCTCGCAGCCTCGGGTATCTCCGAGGTTGAGAAGGTGGGTCGCAAGATTGCCACCAAGCGGGAGAAGGCGATTCGAGACGCAATCGAGTTGCTCCTGAGCGTGCTTGACGAGGCGACGAAATCGGTGGGTAGCGTACTCACTGCGAACAAGTCGCTAAGCGAGCAGTTGTCCAGCATGAGCACTGCACTGGCAACAGCGCAGCGAGAACACGAGACCTTGAAGTCAGAGCATGTCGCCATGGTGCGTGGCTTGGCTAAGGCTCGGGGTACCGTACAGAGAAGTAATGCCCTTGCAGTCGAGGGCGAGCGTGAAGTTTCCGGCCGCGTGTCGTGGCCGTCTGACCTGAACAAGTGAGTGAGAGACAAGGTATGATTTCCAACCAGCGTTTGATCAACAAGGCCGACCTTGCTCTTTCGGAGCTCGTCAGCAACGGCGGTGACCTCCCCGAGGCGAAGGCCAAGGAGTTCTTTGAAATCCTGATCAAGAAGGGCGTCATGATGCCCATGATTCGGGTCACGACCATGAAGGCGTCGACGGAGACCATCCCGAAGATTCGCTTTGCAGGTCGCATCCTGCGCGCGGGTCAGTCGGGTCAGGCCCTTTCCGAGGCCGATCGCAGCAAGCCGGAGACCTCGGAGGTCTCGCTGTCCGCCAAGCTGTTCAAGGCGGAAGTCCAGCTCAACGACGAGGTCCTCGAGGACAACGTTGAGGGTGCGCTGCTCAACGCCCACGTGACCGCACTGGTGGCTGAGCGCATCTCGGCGGATGTTGATGACATCCTGATCAACAGCGACTCGTCCAACGCTGCGCTGGCCCCGGAGCTCAAGCTGATCGACGGTCTGCTCAAGGCCGCGACCACGAACACCGTCGCCGCGGGTGGCACGGTCCTGACCCGCGATGTGCTCAAGCAGACCCTCAAGGCGATGCCGGTCGAGTTCCAGACCGAGGCGCTCAAGTTCATGACCTCGGTCAACGCGAAGACCGAGTATTGCGACGGTCTGGGCGACCGCATGACCCCGCTGGGCGACGCTCACGCGCAGGACATGCTCGAGGCCCGCTACCAGTCCTACGGCATCAAGGGTATCCCCGTGTGGCCGGAGAACCTGGGCGGCGGCACGGACGAGACCGCGGTCATCCTGACCGACCCCAAGAACATCGTGCTCGGCTTCTGGCGCACGATCAAGATCGCCATGGACCGCAACGCTCGCAGCGGCTCCGACATCCTGATCGCCTCGCTGCGCATGGATTTCGACTACGAGCACGAGCCGGCCGTGGTGAAGACCACCGGTATCAAGGTCAGCGCCTAATCGGCTGCGGCGCGGGGAAGGGTGGATAGCCCTCCTGCGCCCTCCAACGTTTCAGAAGGGATATCACCATGGCTCTCGGTACTACCACTCTCATCACCTCTGGCGGCGCGGATTCCGGTCAGGTCAACGTCGATCGCTTCACCGTGGTCCTCGACTCCTCGTACCCGACCGGCGGCTACACCGGCCTTGCCGCGAAGCTCACCGCTGCGGCCTCGCGCACCCCCACCATCATCGCGCTGTTTGCTCAGTCGAGCGGCTACGTCGCGCATTGGGACTACGCCAACAGCAAGCT